GCAAGTAGTCAAACTTTTAGTTTTATTCCTAGATCTTATACGGACGGAGTAACTTATACTATAAAAATAACTAACGAGACTACTAATAAAGAAGTATACTCTTCTACGGCAACTTCTTTTACTGAGGTAGATTACTACTACCAGCATAGCGATACCTTTACTCTAAAAGAAGATACTTACTATACTATAGAAATTACTGCTAGTAGTGAAGTAATATTTAGAGATAAAATATTCTGCACTAATCAAACAGTAAGCACTTATTCTATAAATAATAACGCTTATACAGTAAATAGCGACGATAACGAATTTATATTAATATAATGGATAACTTACATATAGTAAACCTTTCTTCTTATAATAGGCCTAAGGTCAAAGAGGATAAAAAAAAGGACTGGGTCGCGTATGGATCCGATAACAATTACTACCAGTATCTTATAGACTTATATACTAATAGTACTACTAATAACGCTATTATAAACGGGATAAGTAACTTAATTTACGGTAAAGGCCTAGACGCTTTAGATAGTTCTACTAAGACAGACGAATACGCTGCTCTTAGATCTATTTTTAAAAACGATTGTCTTAAGAAGATATCTCTAGACTTAAAACTCTTAGGAGAGGCTTCCTTTCAAGTCTTATATAAGGACGGTAAAGTATTTAGAGCGGAGCATTTTCCGAGACAAACTCTAAGAGCTGAAAAATATAATAAAGACGGAGATATAGAAGCTTATTACTATTCGCCTAACTGGGCTAAAGTAAAAAGTAATGATAATCCAGAAAGGATAGCAGCTTTTGGCATGGGTAACGGAATAGAGCCAGAGATTAAGATTATTAAAAAGTACGTTTCTGGTTACGATTATTACTGCCCCGTAGATTACGCGGGAAGCCTAGCGTATGCTGAGCTAGAGAGCGAAGTGGCGGATTACCTTATTAACGACGTACAAAATGCTTTTTCGGGAACCAAAGTAATAAATTTTAACGCAGGAATCCCAGATAGGGAAAAGCAGCTACAAATAAAGAACGACGTAATGCATAAACTTACGGGGTCTAGAGGAGAAAAAGTAATAGTAGCTTTTAATAATAACGCAGAGCAAAAAACTACTATAGACGATATTCCTTTAGATAACGCTCCAGCTCATTACGAATATTTAGCTAACGAATGCGCTACTAAATTAATGGTAGGCCATAGAGTTACCTCTCCTTTACTTTTAGGAATTAGAGACGGTAATAACGGTTTAGGTAATAACGCAGACGAAATTAAAACGGCTTCTTTGTTATTCCAAAACGTAACTATAAGACCTTACCAAGACTTAATTATAGACGCTATAGATCAAATTCTAGCAGTAAACGGAATTAGTCTTAAATTATATTTTAAAACGCTTCAGCCTTTAGAGTTTATCGAAACAGATAACGCTATTACAGACGAAGCTAGAGAAGAAGAAACGGGAGTAAAGCTTAGTAAAGAAGAGCCAACGGACGAAGAGCTATTAGATAGCCTAGAAGGATTAGGCGAAAGTGAGGAGGAGCTATTAGAGCAGGGCTGGGAGCTTTTCGACGAAAGAGCGGTAGATTACGAGCAGGAAGAGGCCTTAGATAAAATGCTAAGCTTAGCTTCCGTAGCACCAAATAGAGCGACTGCAAATAGTGAATTAGACGGAGAGACTGAGACTGGTAAAAGATATTTAGTTAGATACCAGTACGCTCCTTTAATCGTTAGCGGTAACTCTAGAGAGTTTTGTCGTAAAATGGTAAGAGCTAAAAGAATTTATAGAAAAGAGGACTTAAATAAAAATAGTACTGCTAATAGTGAATTAGCTGCTAGAGGAGAGAACTCTTATAATTTATTTTTACACAAAGGAGGAGCTAACTGTAAGCATTACTGGCTTCGTAAAACGTATATATTTAAGGACGGAGTAAAACCAGATCCTAATAGCCCAAAGGCTCAGAGAGCTTATAAGAGTAAGAGAAAAGAAGAAGGGATTAAAGATCCTACCTCTGCGGAAGAACCTAACTTAGTTTCTACGCGACCAATAGATACCCCAAACAAAGGATATAAAAACCCTAGATAATTATGGCAGAGGCATTATTAATATCAAGAAAAGACGTAGTTAAGTTTACCTCCATGAATGGTAATATAGATACGGATCATTTTATACAGTACGTTAAGATAGCGCAGGATAAGCATATAGAAAACTATCTAGGAAGCGACCTAATAAATAAAATAAAAGCAGATATAGTAGCTAGTAGTTTAGCAGGAGATTATTTAAGCTTAGTTAATAACGAAATTAAGCCCGCCCTTCTACATTGGACTATGGTAGAATATTTACCTTTTAGTAATTATACTATAGCTAATAAAGGAGTATTTAAACATACTAGCGAGAACTCGGATAGCGTAAGTAAAGAAGAAATAGATTACTTAATAGAAAAAGAAAGAAATACGGCGCAATACTATACGGATAGACTAGTAGACTATCTAACTTTTAACGCTCCTTCTAAGTTTCCAGAATACTATAGTAATACTAACGAGGATGTATATCCCGATAAGGATTT